GCAAGGATGCCAAACTCGACAACGATGGTCGGCGCGCTCCCCTGCACGGTGACAACCGCGCCGCTCGGCGCAGACTTGATGCTGATCTCAAATTCCCTCATGTTTTTCTCTCCTTTCGTTTCGTGTAAACCTTGCGTTTACCTTGTACGCCTATCTTAAATCCCCAATTCGTGATTGTCAATAGAAAATCCCCAATTTCTGATAATTTGGAGGATTCACCAATTTCTGATTCGGCAGGTTCCCAATGAATAAAGACGTATTTGTGCAAAATGTGAAAAAATACTGTGCATTAAAAGGCGTTAAGCCCACTGTTGCCTGCGACGAAAGCGGAGCGGGAAAGAATCTCATTGGGCAGCTTGTAAATCGTGATACAGTCCCATCGGTTGAGCGTGTCCAGCTGCTCGCACAGTACCTCGGCGTCACCACGTCCGACCTGCTCGGCGAGCAAAACGAAAGCAGCCCGCCCTCGGAGGAGGACAGGCTGCTGGCCGGGTATGACGCGCTCAGCGCGCGGAATCGGGAAAAGCTGGAGGAATATCTGGACCTGCTGCTATCGTCTCAAGATAGGCCATGAGACGCCCACGGTTTTCCGGCGTAAGCCGCCGGTATTTCTCGATGAGGCGTTGGTGTAACTCGGTCAAGTCCTGCGGCGCGCTGTGCTGATCTGACATGTCTATGTACCTCTCTTTACTCGTATTTTAGACCGGCCAGATATTCCATTGTAAAGCGGCCCCGCCGCCCCTGCAACTGACGACGGGGCCTGCGCAGGCGAGCTGACACCTCCGGAGCACCTGCGTGTACTTTTACCATAGCACCTTTTTTGACAAGATTCTGTCGAAAAAGGCAGAGAAACCGTTAAATTCCCGTTAACCTGCGGGAAAATATAAAAAAATTGTGCCCGATTCGGGCACGGGAGGGACGACATGAGCGAAGAAAAGCAGAAAAAGCCCTTTTACAAGCGCACTTGGTTCATTGTCTTAGTTGCACTTTTCATCCTCAGCAGCATCGGTAGAAATGGGCGTGAAAACCGCAGCCAGTCATCAGATTTGCCAAGCCAGTCAAACACGTCAACCCCCTCGGTAGCGCAGCCGAAAAACATTCCGACATCTGAGCCAGAGCCCGTTGAGGAATTTCCGGATGCGACAATGGGAGAGAAAAACGCCCTGAAAACGGCAAAGCGATATTTAAGCCATTCTAATTTTTCGCATGATGGGTTAGTGGGGCAGCTGCAATATGAAGGCTATTCGCTGTCCGAAGCTACCTTTGCTGCGGATAACTGCGGTGCAGACTGGAACGAGCAGGCCGCAGGAAAAGCACTCGGTTATTTGAGCTATTCCAACTTTTCATACAACGGGCTGATCGAGCAGCTTGAATATGAGGAGTTTACGCATGAACAAGCCGTTTATGGCGCGGATAGCTGCGGTGCAGACTGGAACGAGCAGGCCGCAGGAAAAGCAGCAAGCTACTTAAAGCATTCGTCGTTTTCCCGTGAGCGTTTGATTGAGCAGTTGGAATACGAAGGATTTACGTATGAGCAAGCCGTTTATGGCGCATCACAGAATGGTTATTAAGTGACGCAAAAGGCCGCCGCCCGGCATGGCGGCGGTCGTTTCATTTTCGCGAAGGGAGGCGGCGCGATGATCTGCACTAAATGCCAGCGGGATATCCCGTGCGACGCCGTGTTCTGCTGCTACTGCGGCAAGCGGCTTGTGGCAGCGCCGCCAAAGCCGCGCACCGGCAAGCGCGGCAGCGGGCAAGGCTCCGCACGCAAGCGCGGCTCGACATGGACCGCCGTGTGGACGGTCGGCTTCCGCGCAGAGGGCGGCAAGCTCAAGCAGTTGCGCCACTACAAGGGCGGCTTTCCGACCAAGACCGCCGCTCTGGCCTACGCAGCCAATCCTCCTGAGATGCGGGAGGTCAAGCTTCCCACGCTCAGCGATTACTGGATGCACTATGAGGGCGCGTCTCTGCCAAAGCTCTCCGATTCGCGCCGCATGGCGCACCAGATCGCCTGGGGCCGGTTAAAGTCCATCGCGCACCTGCCGATCAGCAAGCTGACGATCCAGCGCCTGCAGGATACGGTGGACGCGCAGACGAGCACCCACTACCCCGCAAAGGATATGCGCACGGTGCTCTCGCACCTCTATGATCGCGCAGTCGCGGAGGGCGCGGTGCCGACCAACCTCGCGCCCTACATTGAGCTGCCGCCGTTGCAGGAAAAAAAGATACAGCCTTACACCAAGGACGAGATCGTGGCGTTTTGGAAAGCCTATGCCAACGGCGATATTTTTGTCGGGTACATCTTGCTGATGATCTACACGGGCATGATGCCCGGCGAGCTTAAAAATCTGACAAAAGCAATGGTAAACTTTGAGACTCATGAGATCGTCGGCGCCGGTCTCAAAACCGACATACGCAAGCAGACGCCTATCGTCTTCCCCGCGCTCATCGAGCCCGTGCTGCGCCAGCTCTGTGAAGCCTCCGCCAGCCGAAAAGGGAAAGTGCTGGACATGAACGAGGACAACTTTTACGCAGAATTTCACAGCGCCGAGGCGCGCTGCGGCGTGCGCGACCTCAAGCCATATTCCTGCCGCCACACGACCGCGACCGCGCTCGCGCTGGATAATGTCCATCTCACGGTCATTAAGGAGATCATGCGCCACAGTAAGATCACGACCACCGAGCGCTACATCCACCCGGACACGATGGCGATGCACGAGGGGATCAACATTCTCGGGCAGAAGGATATGGACAGACTCAAGGAGGAAACATAGCGGTCACCGTAGCGGGCAAAGCGCCGCAAACGCTTGATATTAAAGGGCTCTTCTACCCCTGCTAAGGGAGTAGGGTGTGTAAAAAGCGCCGCGGAGGTTCAAATCCTCTCTTCCGCGCCAAATAAGGAAAAAGCCTGCAACAGCAGGCTTTTTCCTTTCTTTTTTGCTTTTTGCAAGTGTGACATTTTGTGGTGCTTTGCGGCGATTAAAAAGAACTCATAGGGGGCATTATAGCGGGCACAGATATTTTGACCGTAGCGGGCAAATAGCGGTCAGTCTTTGCCCTTGACGATGCCGCAGTAATAAGCCGACATCTTGGGCTTGGGGCCGGGGCCGTCCTCGTCGAGCAGGAAGGCGCGGGCGAGCTCCGCGAAGAACTCCGGCGTGGCGACGCCGAAGTGGGAGGCGACGCCGTAATAGTCGGAGTACATCATGTTCACGGCGATCCACCAGCACCAGGGCGAGACCTCGTCGCGGCTCACGCCGAGGCTCTCGGCGAGCGAGGTGGTCTGCTCCATGCTCCAGTGCGCGCCGGTGCTGCCGTCCGTGTTGCGCATGTGCTGCGCCCACTTCTCGGCATCTGCCTTGGTGAACTCGCCGCAGGTGCCCGCCTCCGCTGCCTTGAGCATGGCCAGGCACTCCCACATCGCCATGATGCCCTGCGCGGAATTGGGCGAGGGCGGCGTCTGCGTCATGTAGGACTGGATGCTGCGCTCGAGCTTCGGGATATAAGCCTTGAGCTGTTCATGCAGATTTTCCATCGTCTGCCTCCTCTCCGACCGCGGACGCCTGCACGGCGTCCTTGACCTTTTTAAGCGCCGCGTCGCCGATCTGGTTGCCGATGCTGCGGCCCGTGGGCGTCGAGACCATCGCGCCGAGCAGCATACCGATCAAGAGCTGCATCATAGCGCACCTCTCAGATCCGCTGGACGCGCAGCGCCACATTTTCGACCGACGCGGCGGCGCCGGTGAGCACCAGCGTCAGAGCGGAGCCCGCAGCGCAGCAGACCTGCCGCACGAGAGCCGTGATGTTGAGGTCAAGCGCATCGTCCGCAGCGGCGGCGGTCGCTGAGGCGGTCGCGCCGGGGACGGCCACGCCGTCCTTAAAAAGCGTGACGGTGACGGTGCCGACTGCGGCGGGCGCGACGGTGAGCGAGGCGTCAACATCGTAGTAGCCCGCGCCGGTGATGTTGACGGCGTTGCCGTTGAGGCTGAGATCGCAGCCGTAGCGGCGGATGAGGCTGCCGAGCGGGATGACGCCGCCGACCGCGACCGCGGAGGGCGTCTGCATGGCAGCATAGAGAGCGGATTTACAGGACATTTCAATGTCTCCTTTCACAAAATAAGATAGGCGGGGCATTTGCCCCGCCTGCTTCCCGGCCTGCAGGGCCTACCATTTTCGCGAGGCCGCGAAAATGGTTAGATGTTGGTGCTGCCGTTGCAGCCGCAGGTCGCGGGGATGATCTGCCCCGCGCCGGTGGCGGCCACGCCGTAGAGGTTCGGCTTGGTCAGCATACGGCACTCGATCGAATCGAGGCGGCGGTTAAAGCCGCAGCAGCAATCGGAGATCTTTGCGGCCAAAGCGTCGGTCTGCGCCTTGGTAAAGATGCTGTTCTTGAGGCTCTGGTTCTCCGTCTTGAGATCATAGATGGTCTCCTGCAGGCGCTGCTCGTAGATGCGGCTCGCCTGCGAGGTGATGGCCTCCGTGCTTGCGTTGATGGCCGCGCGGGTGTTATTGCTCTGCTGCTCAATGAGATACTGCGTGCGCGCTGCGTCGACGATCTCCTGCTTCTCGACCTGGCAGTTGCTCACGCGGTTGCAGCCGCCCTCCTGCGCGGGATAGGGGTTTCCGCCGCGATTCCAGCCCAAGCCGCCGCCGAGGTTGCCGCCGAAGATGGCGACGACCACGATGATGACGAACAGGACTGCGATCCAGCTCATACCGGTGCTGCGCTCTTCCATGTGTTCGTGCTCCTTTCGTGATTTTATTTATTCCTACGGCTACTTGAGCCGGGGGAATTTTGTGGACTGCCCCGCTTTGCCCTTCTGCGGGGCCTGTGAGGCGTTTTGCGCGCCGCCGAGTATTTTATTGGCATCGGAGCGCAAAGCCTCCGGTGTCGTGCCGAGGAGGCCGCACAGGGCCTTTGCCTGCATCGTGCGCCCATAGCGCGCATAGAGGCTGTTGGCAATATTCGGGTCGATGCCGAGCCGGCGCGCCGTGCTCTGCACGCCCTCAAGCGTGTCAGCCGTCCCGCTGATCGCCTGCTCCGCTCTCGCCGCCGCGCCTTGCAGGTCGGCGCTGGGGAACATTCTCGCCGCTGCCGCTAAGAGTTGCTTGAGGTCCATTTTCCTTCAGCTCCTTTACTTGATCGGTCAGATTTTTGATGACCGCGGCCATGTCGCTCATGGCCGACTGCATCTCGCCCATTAGCTCCTCCTGCGTCTTGGGCGGAGTGATGACGCCCAGCTCGACGAGCTTGTCATAGTATTCCTGCGTGGTGGCCTCCAGCTCGGCATAGGCCGAGGCGGTCTTGCCGATTAGCTGCTGGCGGTTGCCCCAGTAGTCCACCTGATAGATCTCGCTGCCGTCGACGGCGACCATCACGCAGCCGCTGCCGGAATAGCCGGCGATCGCAAATTGCTCCATGCGCTGCACCTCCTTTTGTTCTGCCTCTATCGTACCGCGGTTTTCGGCTTGCAAACTGCCCGCAAACTGCCCGCGTTCTGCCCTGCCCATAAAAAACGAGAGCGCCGACGATTAGTCGGTGCTCTCGTTTTGCCCGTCTGCAATTTTGCGGTAGGCGCGGCGGCGCAGCTTGGCGAGGCCGTCCACGCTGAGGTGGAGCAGCTCCGCCGCCTGCACGCAGGACCGCCCGCGCACGTCGCACTCGATGAGGCTCGCGGCCTCGTCGGGCGGCAGGTCGAAGGAACGAATGTAGGAAATGGCCCTGCGCGGAGCCATCGCGGAAAGTTGAGCGCGGATCTCTCTGTGCTGTGTGTCCATGCCGACACCACGGCTTGCAGGCGCCCACGCGAGGGGAAGTGTTGCAGACTTCCCACCGGTTTTCCTTTCCGTGCCCGATTCGGGCACAATTATTTCATTGTTGCGAGCTTCCGGATCAGGTCGCTGCCGTACTTGTAGGCCGCGAGGTAGTCCATCGTCTTGTCCTCAAGGCCGGAGCGCTTTTGGAGCTGCGCGCGGTAGTCCGTGTACTTCGGGCGGTACGCGCCGAGCACCAGCGAGAGCTTGCGCTTGCGGCGATACACCCCGTCGCCGTTGCTCTGGCTGCCGGTGTTGCCGTTGGAGGTATTGCCCTCGATGGCGGTGACGTACTGCCCGCTGACGCTCTCGCAGATGCCGCAATGGTCGGTCTTGTACGCCGTGCCGGGCAAGTCGTAGATCAGCACGTCGCCGGGCCGGTAGCCCGTGGTGACCCACTGACCGTGTGCCTGCGCCCAGCGCATCAGCTCGCCGCAGGAGGCCGTTTTGCCGCCGTCCATAAAGAGCGCCTTGTCCGCCTGCTGAAAGCACCACCAGACGAACTGCATACACCAGTACACGCCGTCCATGCCGTAGGCCTTGCCGTTGAATTGCAGTTTCATTTCAATCGTCCTTTCCTTTGATCTTGATATTGGTGAGCAGGGCAAGCTCTGCCGTCCAC